ATGGAACAAAGAGCACGAGAGATGGGTAAAACGTCTCAAGCTGCTGTCTATCGTAGATATATCAATCAAATGAAAAAGAAGACAAAAAAGAAAAACGAACAAGGTTTAGGTTCAAACAAAAAAGTTGTAGGTACGGATGACTACACGTTTGGACCTGATTGGATACCTACAAGTCTTGGACAACGTAAAAAAATGAAAAGACTACATAAAAAAATAAATAGAAGTTTGAGAACAACAGAAGATATTCCATCACCGAGTCGTAAAGGTGTAAAAAAGATGAAACGTAAAGGACATAGTTCGGTTCCTTATGGTAGTGGTTATAAAAAAGTAGATGAAGCGTTACCAAAAAAAGTTACAGATAAATATAAAAAATTAAAAAATAAACCAGAAACAGATGCTGGTAAAGATTTTTCTCGACATCATAAATATTCAATGGCAGCTGATAAGATGGGAAGATTATCAGAACCAGACACATACGATTTTGATGATGATTATAAAGAAAAAGGAGGATGGCAAAAAGAAAAAGACAAAAAGACAAAAGGATACGAACCAGTAAAAGAAGACAGAACTAAAATCAAAAAAGTAGTTGGTATATATGGAGGAAGATTTCAACCATTTGGTCCTCATCACAAAAAAACCTACGAGTGGTTAAAAACCCAAGTTGACGATGCATATATCGTTACATCTAATCTAAAATCTTTACCAAGACACCCAATGAACTTTGCAGAAAAAGTTCGTCATATGGTTAAAATGGGTATACCTAAAAATAAAATCATTATGGAAACGTCTCCATATCAAGCTAAAAATACTTTAAAGAAATTTGATGAAAAAACAACTGCAGTAATTTATATTTTTGGTAAGAAAGATGCTAATAGATTAAAGGCTGGAGCATACTTTGATGATTATAAAAAGAATAAAAAGAATATGGTTGGATATAGAGAACGTGGATATATTCTTACAGCACCACACGTTTCAGTTAAAGTCGGGGGTAAAGAAGTGAGTGGAACCGTAATGAGACAATTACTTGGTTCACCAGATTACGAAAAAGATAGAGAAAAATTATTCAAACAAGCATTTGGATACTTTGATAAAGGTGTTTTTCAAATGATGAATAATAAATTTAAAAAGTTATTTGAAACATTTGATAAGTTTATACAAGAAGTAGATATCAATAAATTAATCAAAGAGGCATCAGATAGAGCAGGAGTTCCTATTGATGATGGTCCACCAACATATTACGATGGATTTGATGATTATAAAACACATACTACTCAATGGATTGATAGTATGTATCCTAAAAGTATGGGATGGGAAATTGTTCAGTATATCTTGAGTCCAAATGCATCAGACCCAGGTTTGGATTTTACTACAAGAATGAACAAAGTACCGACAGTTGCCTATGGTAGAAAAGGTGCAGGCCCATACGGAGAAAGATTTGGAGAAGATGACCCAGTAATTGCATATAAAGATTGGATAGAAAAAGTTGTAGGTGGGTTAGATTACGAAATAGTAAAGTGGATGGGATTAACACCAAATGAGAAAAATGTTACTGGTGTACCTGTTGAGGCACCTGCATTACCTGGTGTACAAACACAAGACCAAAATACACAAAGAGCATCTGAACTTGATTTAACACCTAAAGAAGATGAGATGGGTGATAGAATTAAACAGATGCAAGAATCATTTATTAACGAGACAAAGGAGTTATTATTAATGGGTGGAGCCTATGGACACATGAGTCATCCTTTTGATGACAATAATCTTACATTTTCAGATTTAAAGACCATAATTATTAATGGTATAGGAGGAAAGTTAGATAGAGAAGATGGGGTTACAGAGAAACTCGATGGACAAAATCTAATGGTGAGTTGGATTGATGGTAAGTTAAAAGCAGCCAGAAACAAAGGACACCTAAAGAATTTTGGTAAAACTGCACCAGATACTAAAGGTGTAAAGAGTATCTTTAGTGGTAGAGGTAATATAGAAAAAGCTTTCGTAGGTGCAATGAAAGATTTAGAAAAATCAATCGGTTCATTATCCGATAAACAAAAAGAAAAAGTTTTCGGTAATGGTAAACGATGGATGAATTTAGAGGTTATGTATCCAGCAACTGCAAATGTAGTAGATTATGATGTGGCAGAAATAGTATTTCATGGTACATTAGAGTATGATGAAAGTGGTAGACCAATAGGACAACCAAAGGATTCTGCAAGAATGTTGGCAGGTATGATTAAACAAACAAACAATCACATACAAAAAATGTTTAAGATTGGTAAACCAAACTTCTTAACCGTACCAAAAGTACAAGATTTTGGTAAGAAGAAAAATATGTTTTTAGGAAAATTAAAAAAACTACAATCACAATATAGTTTAAGTGATAGAGACACATTAGGTGAGTATCATGAAGCATATTGGAGAGAGTATATTTATAATGCATCAAAACAATTTGGTGTAAAATTAAAACCTGCTCAATTTGCTAAGTTAATTCGTAGATGGGCATACTTTGATAAATCATATAAGATACAAGAGATTAGAAAAGATTTTGGTGAGAATCCAAAGTTCTTAGATTGGATAATCAATACTGATAAACTTGACCATAACAAAATGTTTAAAGATAATATAAAACCATTTGAAATATTGTTCTTTCAAGTTGGTGCTGAGATATTGAAAAACATAAGTGGATATATGGCAGTGAATCCAAAAAGAACAATACAAAAAATGAGAAAAGAAATGATTAGTGCAATGAAAGATTTGCAAAAACCTGATAATATAGAAAAACTTAAAAAGTTAAAATTACAAATACAAAAACTACAGAAGATTGGTGGATTAGATGCAATCGTACCAAGTGAGGGTATAGTTTTCAAATACAAAGGAAAAGTATATAAGTTCACAGGTGCATTTGCTCCAATCAATCAAATACTCGGTAGTATAAAATTTGGATAGGAGTTACAATGGCAAATTATAGTAAGGATATGGAAAGACAAAACAAAGCCTTAAAGGATTTGATGTCTGGTAAGGAATATGAAAAAGATTATGTTCAAGTAGGATACGAGGGTAAACAACAAGAAAATCTTGGTGGACAAACAAGAGAATCAGAATTAAGTAAAGTGATGCAATCAGTTAGGATGCCTTTATTCTGTCCTAATTGTAAAAAAGCAATGAAGAAAAGACTCGATGATAAGTTTTGGAGAATGATGGGTCATTGTATGGATTGTCAAATAGAAATTGAAACCAAACTTAGATATCAAGGTAAGTTTGAAGAATATGCAAAACGAAAAGTACTTGAAAACAAAAAATCATATGTTAAAGATTTAAAACAAAGTCTTGTTGACTTTGAAAAAACTGGCGGTAAGAAAGAGTTCTTTAATCAAGTTGGTGTACAAGAAGTTGAACTTGAAAAAGAAAAGTGGGAAATGGGTGAAGAACAGTTTGACAAACTTGTACAAGAAGCACAAGAACACATAAATAAACTTGAAGAGGATATCAATGAGGAAGAGAAATTACTTGATACTGCCGGAGGACATAGTTCTTGATATAATGAACTTGGTTGCACGATTAGGTGAAACAGCATTAGATTATCATAATCGTGTAGGTACAAATGAGACCACAAGAAATATATCAGTATACACAAGGATTATGGAAAAGTTAATGGATTTAGAAGAGGCGGACATCGATTATAAACCAACAGGTATATCGTTTGAAGAATTGTTAAAACAATGTGGAATTAAAAAACCAACAAGGAGAAAATAATGGGCGGAATCATCGAATTTATCATGAATTTATTTTTTGGCGGAAAGAAAAAAGAAGAAGTCAAAAAGTTAGATGAAGCGATTAAAGTAAAAAACGAAGAGGTTTCTAAACTTGAAAAACAAGTAGAGAAACTTGAGAAGAAGAAGAAAGTCAACAAAAAAGAAGTTGGCAATCTTAAAAGAAAAGTAACCAACACTAAAAAACAAATAGCAAAAGCCGAAGAAGCAGTCAAAACAGACGATGTTGATGAAGCAGTAAAATATTTGAAGAAATTTAGTAAGTAGTATATATTTATATATATGAGATATTTTATTTACATATTATTTCTTGGTTTGTTGTTTGGGCAAGATAAGAAAACTTTTACCTTTTCAGAGGAAGAAGTTCTTGGGTTCACTAACAAAATCAAAGAGTTAGAAATGAAAGATAGTTTGAATGTATCTTTAGTAGGAGATTTAGAAAAACAAATCTCACTATTAGAAGAGAATGCAAAATCTGATTCTCTAATTATTGATTTTAGAACTCAGCAACTTCAATTACAGAAAGAAACAATTAATCTGTATAAGGAAAAAGTTAAAGTCGTAAAACCTAAATGGCACGAAAACAAATGGTTATGGTTTGTTTATGGTGTCGGTGCTACGGCAATTTCAGTTAATCTTGCAGGACAACTAAAATAATGGCTGAACAATTAAAAGAAGTAATCAAATCAGAGTATATTAAATGTGCTCAAGACCCTGTCTACTTTTTAAAAAAGTATTGTATGATTCAACACCCGATTAAGGGTAAGATACCTTTTACATTGTATCCATTTCAAGAAGAAACGGTCAATGATTTTAAGGATAATCGATTCAATATTATTTTAAAGGCAAGACAGTTAGGGATAAGTACATTAACTGCTGGTTACTCTTTATGGCAGATGACATTCTTCCAAGATAAAAATATATTGGTTATTGCAACAAAACAAGATACTGCAAAAAACTTGGTTACGAAAGTTCGTGTTATGCACGCAAATTTACCAAGTTGGTTAAAACAAAGATGTGTTGAGGATAATAAATTATCATTACGATATGTTAATGGTTCTCAGATAAAAGCAGTTGCATCATCAACCGAAGCAGCTCGTTCTGAAGCTCTATCATTATTGATATTGGATGAGGCAGCATTTATTGATAAGATTGATGATATATGGACTGCATCTCAACAAACACTTACAACGGGTGGTAGTTGTATCGCTCTTTCTACACCTAATGGTGTGGGTAATTGGTTTCATCAAACATGGGTACAGGCAGAAGAAGGTAGAGGTATGTTCAATGATATCAAACTACATTGGAGTGTACATCCAGATAGAGATGAAGCTTGGAGAGTAGAACAAGATGAACTATTAGGTTTACAAGGTGCTGCACAAGAATGTGATTGTGATTTTATTACTTCTGGTACTTCTGTTATTGATGGTACTGTATTAGAGAATTGTAGAAAGGCATATTGTGAAGAACCGATTGAAAAAAGAGGTATTGATGGAAACTTGTGGATATGGAAACCACCAAATTACACAAGAGATTATATAGTATGTGCCGATGTTGGTAGAGGAGATTCAGCAGACTTTTCTGCTTTTCATGTTATTGATGTAGAGAATGTAGAACAAGTAGCAGAATACAAAGGTAAACTTGGAACAAAAGATTTTGGTAATATGTTGGTGAGTATTTCAACGGAATATAACGATGCTCTACTAATTATAGAAAACAATAATATTGGTTGGGCAACCATCCAACAAGTAATAGATAGGGATTATCCTAATCTATTTTATACGAGTAAAGATTTAAAATACATCGATATACAACATCAGATGACAAATAAATACAGAGCTCAAGAAAAAAATATGGTGGCAGGATTTACAACGACAATGAAGACCCGTCCACTAATTATAGCTAAGCTAGAAGAATTTTTTAGAGAGGAAAGTGTAGTAGTTCGTTCAAATCGTTTGATTGATGAATTATTTACTTTCATCTATAATAATAATAAAGCCGAGGCAATGACAGGATATAATGATGATTTGGTAATGTCATTTGCTATAGGTTTATGGGTTCGTGATACTGCATTAAGATTACGAACTGAGGGAATAGAGTTAACGAAAAAAACATTAAACCGACTTCAAGATATAGAAGGCGTATATACCGATGATGATGTTAAAAAGAATGATTCATGGGATTGGGAAGTTGGAAGTAAAAATAATAAACAAAAAGAGTCATTGGAATGGCTCTTGTAAGTGAGGTAAAAAATGGCCGATAAATCATTATATAGTAGACTGAGACGATTGTTCAGTACCAATGTTATTGTAAGAAATGTTGGTGGTAAAAAACTAAAAGTCGCAGATACTGCACAAATTCAAGCAACTACTAAATCACATTTAGTGGATAGATATTCTAAACTACATAGTGGATTAGATTTAGTAAATAGTGGATATTCCACATTCGCACAATTACAGGCAGCGAGATTAGGGTTGTTTAAAGATTATGAAAGTATGGATAGTGATAGTATTATCTCATCTGCACTTGATATCTACGCAGATGAATCTACTATGAAAAATCCATATGGACAAGTATTGAATATTGTTACAGATAATAACAACATCAAAGAAATTCTACATAATTTATTTTATGATATTTTAAATATCGAATTTAATTTATGGCCATGGACAAGAAATCTATGTAAGTATGGTGATTTCTTTTTATATTTGGATATCGAAGATAAGTATGGTATTACAAATGTAGTGCCAGTTTCTACATACGAATTACTTCGTGTTGAGGGTGAAGACCCAGAAAATCCATATTTAGTAAAATTTAGACTGGAGGCACAACACACTACTCATCCTTATTTTGCTCGTTCAACGACAGGTAAAAAGGTTGAGTTTGAAAACTTCCAAATTGCACACTTTAGATTAGCAAGTGATAGTAATCTTTTACCTTATGGTAAATCAATGTTAGAAAGTGCTCGTAAAGTTTGGAAACAAGTTACATTGATGGAAGATGCTATGTTAATTCATAGAATCATGAGAGCACCAGAAAAGAGAATCTTCAAAGTGGATATTGGAAACATTCCACCAAATGAAGTTGATAATTATATGCAAAGAATCATCAATAAGATGAAGAAGACACCATATATCGATAACGAGACTGGTGATTATAACTTGAAGTTTAACATTCAGAATTTAACAGAGGATTTCTTCTTACCAGTACGAGGTGGTGATAGTGGAACACAAGTTGATACTCTACCTGGAATGACTTATGAAACTACAGAAGATATTGAATATTTGAAGAATCGTTTGTTAGCAGCACTTCATGTACCAAAAGCATTCTTAGGATATGAGGAATCACTTGGTAGTAAAGCAACATTGGCAGCTGAGGATGTTAGGTTTGCTCGTACTATTGAGAGAGTTCAAAGAATTCTTGTTAGTGAGTTAACTAAGATTGCAGTTGTTCACTTGTATTCACAAGGATATCAAGATGCAGAATTAACAAATTTTGAATTAGAATTAACAAATCCATCTACAATTTATGAACAAGAGAAGATTGAATTATGGAGTAATAAAATTAATCTTGCTCGTGATATGAAAGAAAATCAAATGATGAGTAGTGATTGGATTTACAAAAACCTATTTAACTTCTCTGATGACCAAATCAAGGATATGGAGAGTGAAGTGGTACAAGACCAGAAACAGAAATTTAGATATGAACAAATATCTGTTGAGGGTAATGACCCGAAAGATAGTGGAGAATCAGTTGGTACACCAAGTGATATGCAATCATCTGCAGAAGAGGGTGGTGGTGATGACGATAGTGTAGCTGGTTCAATATTTGATAACGCGGGTGGTTCACCAGAGGGTGGATTTGATGGAGCAGGAAGACCTAAAGAAGTACCAAAGTATACTAAAGATGGAAGTGCTCGTGGTAGAGACCCATTAGGTAAAAGAGGTGCTGGTGTTCCTTTGGCTTTAGCTCATTATGATGCATTGAAAAAGGCACTTGGTCCTAACGGAAGACAAGTATTAAAAGAAACAATTACAGATAGTGATAAAATAAGTGAAGAATATGAAGATTTTAAGGAAGATAAATAACGATTTCTTGAAAGTTTTATATTTATATATGTGATGAAATAGTTAAAAATGGAGTGTTTGATGTCGAATCGAAAAAAACATAATAAAATTAAGAATACGGGTATACTTTTTGAATTATTAACGAGACAAATCGCAGTTGATGTGATGAATGATTCAAAAAACTCGCCTTCTGTTAAAATCATTAAAGAATTCTTTAATGAAAAAACTCAATTAGGTAAAGAGAATGAACTTTACAAAGTTTTAATTGAGAAAAAATACAAAACTACTGAACAAGCAAACATTTTGATTGAAGCAGTAATAAAAAATCGTAGAAAATTATCAAATCGTAAGTTAAAAAACGAAAAATTCAATTTAATTAAAACAATTAAAGAGAATTATGATGTAACTGCATTTTTTAATGCAAGAATACCAAATTATAAGGTGTTAGCATCTGTTTACACTCTATTTGAAAACGAATCTATTAAAGATGTAGTTGATACTATTGAAGAAACAGATTCAAAAATCACTATTTTAGAAAATATCACATTTTCAAACACAAAAACTAAAAAATCACAAAATAAAGTAGTTGAAAACTACTCAACACAAGATTCTGATGTAAGATTACTTACTTATCAGTTGTTAGTAGATAAATTCAACAAAAAATACAGCAATCTAAATGAATCTCAAAAAAATCTATTAAGAGAGTACATCAACAACCTATCAAACACTAACTCTTTGAGAGAATTCATAGATACTGAAGTTACAAAAGTAAAATCTAAGTTAAAAAATCATTTATCAAAAGTAAATGATAAAATCACTAAGATTAAATTAACTGAAGCCATTAAACACACCGATAACGCAGTAGGTGGGAAGTTTGTAAAAGATTCCCATGTCGTGTCTTTGATGAGATACTATGAATTGATTAAGGAGTTAGATAATGTCCACAAAGATAAGTAAAAAAGCATTTATAGAAGCTTTACGAAATATGATTCGTAAAGAAATCGAAGAAGTCTCTACTTCCGCAGCAACACCTGGATATATGACACCAAATGCCTTTAGTGGTAAGGGTTCAATGGATAGAAGAAATTCTATTGCTAGTGGTAGTGGATATGATAAAGTGGATGAATCTAATGTTGAAGAACTTGATGAAGTAAAATTCGCTGTAACTATTGATATGGGTAAATTAGGTCAAGGTAAAGTTCTTGTAGATGCAGGTTCAAAAGGTGCAGCAGTAACATCAGTTGCTCAAAAATTAAAACAAGGAAGAAATGGGATTATAAGTGTTTCTCGTGTACAACCATCTTTTGCAAAACAAACAGATAAAAAGATTGAAAATGTAACTGAGGGTAAATATCACGAATGGAGAAATGATGAATCCTTAACACCAAAACAAAAAATTGGACATAGTATTCGTGAAGTTAAAAATTCCTTGAATGAATTGGATAAAACAGTAAAGATGGCAGTTAGATTGAAAACAGAATTAAATGTTGATTCAAGAAACTATTGGAAAAACACACATAAGGCATTAACTAAGATTTC